TTTTAATATTTTTTGCTGAACTTCTTTAGGTAATGCAAACCAATTACCTTTGTTATTATCTTTGTGATATTCTTTTGACCAAATTTCTAAAACAATAGTAGGGATAGAAGCTACTCTTTTTAATTCTCTGCTTTTAGAATAACCATCATTATGAGTATAAAGTTTTTTATTACTTTCTATAATAGGTGCTGCATCTATACTTCGTTCTTGAATAATTTTATTTTCATCTACATAAATAGAATCTGTAATTAAATTATCTTTTTCAATATGTTTCATTAACTGGGCTTTCCTTGACCTTTACTAAATCTGGCTTTTTTGTGTTTTTTAGAATGTCTGCCTGGTCTTTTTTTTCTTCTGCTTTTTATATAGTCATTGACTCCAAAGCTTTTGGCCTTAGCCATTAAGCAGTTAATTCAGTGATATATAATTCTCCATCAGAGCTACCAATTCTCAAAACTGCAATCTTTTGACCTTCTAAAACTTTAATAGTTTCCACTTCTTTAGCTGGTAAAAAAGTAGTCGTTATTGCTGCGGTAGGTGCTTTAGATACTGCAATGTGACAATCAATGGTGCTAACCACTCTGATGTATTGTGTTCCTGCTGTAAAAACATCAGATGCAGTGGAAGAATTTCCAGATGTTAATTTTAAAACTGCTCCATGTCTTAATCCGTAATTAAAACTCATGTTTATTTTCTCCTATTTTTTCTTTTTATTTTTTTTAGCTTTATTGGCTTTTGCTTTACCCTTTTTTGTGTAAGGATATTTTTTCCCATTTACCATTGGCATAATATTTGCTCCAAATTAATATTAGGGAAGAATAAATCCTCCCTAATAATGATTTATATTATCTTCTAATAACTATAGTAAGTTCCATTTTAGAAGCATTAGTAGATCCACCATTAGTAATGGCTTCAATAACACTTCCTTCATTCACAGCATTTAATGCTGTAGGTTCAACTGTGTATTTTTTTCCAGCCGAACTTGCTGCTATATGTGAGATAGCTGCTGAAGTACAAGCCACACCATCTATTTCAAAAGTGATAGCTGCTGTTCCTGTAGTAGTTGCTTTGTTGTGAGCAAATATTTTTATAATTCTACCTTTATCAGGTACAGTTACAAAAGTAGAACTTGCTGCTGATACATCTGGTATTGCTGATGTTACCCAATAGTCATTTAATGTTCTCATTGTTTTTTCCTTTTTTGATTGCTTCGTTCCGTCATTGACTTCAAAGACCAAACAAAATTATTAATTAAAAGAAGGGGGATTGCTCCCCCCTCTAAGGTAATCAAAGATTACGCAGTAGTTAAATCAAAGATACCACCACTTGCTTTTTCATTTTTAGAAACAAGTGTGTATTCTGTGATTAATGCTTGTTTGTCAGCATCTCCAGTTTTTGCAAGATCCACTAATTTGAAATCTCTTAAAAACGCAGTTGCAAACATATCTGGGCTTAAAACATAAGCAGAACGACTTCTTGAAAATCTGTTCGCTACTACAGTTAATGCTCCGAAATCACTTTCATATACATCTACTGCATTGACCAATCTTTTGTTTTCTGCTGGATCAAATTTAGTTGCTCCACCAGTAAAAGAAGAAAGGACTTGTTTGTTAAAAGAACCAAGCATAACCATTGATGGATCTCCGCCTTCATCCCATACTTTTTTAATAGTATTTCTTAATTGAGATTCAGTGAAAGCTCTTTGAGTTCCATCTGTTCTAGCATTTGTTCCAGAAGTTCCTGGATCTGCACCAGAACCAGCACCTTTATCACTGTTAGTTTTGATCCAAGATTCTAAACCAGCTAATCTTCTAGGTGTAGAATCATTTCCTACGACTGGAGCTTGGTTAGCAGTTAGAGAAGTTTCCATATCTCTTTTAAGTTCTTTTGAACTTTTAGAAATTTGGTAAGCTAACTCATTGTTTCTACCAGCTTTACTTACAGCTTCTAAAGTACCAGAAACTAGAACTGCTTTTCTTGCGATTTGCGTTCTGTTTCCTAGTCTTACTGTTGCTGTTGGTGCAGCGAAAGCAATTTCATCGCCTTCTATTTGGTAGTTATCTGCTGCTGCTGCTGCTAGAGCATCAGTTTGCCATTCATGGTTCACAGCAGTTGCTTTTTCTCTGCCGATTCCACTCATAAATGGAGTATCAGTTGGAGAGATATTGTAGATGATATCTGACAAATCTTCTCTCTGACCTACTGCATCAAATGCAGAATATGTGTTTGTTACTTGTGCCATATTTATTATGTTTCCTTATTGTTGAGGTTTATTGTTAATCATATCTAAAAAAATAGAAGTTGCGTCTTGCACAGTTCCTGATTTTTTTAAACGACTAAACTTTTCTTTCTTTCTCAACAAACTGACATCGTTTTTATCTGATTTGACTCCTGAAGAAAAAACTTTGCTAGGTTTCGTAATTTTTTTAGCAATGCCAGGTTTGGCTTTTTGCATATTACGATACTTCATTGCATCATTTACCAACATAACAATTCTATGGTCATATACTTGCGAAATTTCTTGGTTATTAAAACCAAAACCTTGCAAATAATTACGCATATTATTTTTTAAATCAGAGGCTTTAGAAGAGTCTGCAAATTCTGGCATTTTAGTTACCAATTGATTTTGCTGTTCTTGTAAAAAACCTTCAAATTGTTTTTGCTGTTCGTTTTGAACTGTTTGTCTAGCTTGAAAAAGTTTTTCTTTTTTCCTTCTCATTCTATGCTCAACTCTTGCAGCTTCTGTTGGGTCATCTTCATACAATTGTTCCAAGTCTATATTTGCTTCTTCTTGGTTCAATTGATTTTGAGCTTCAGACATTACTTGATTCAATTCATTAATCTTTAAAGAATAGTCTTGTCTTTGCTTTTCCGCTTCAGATTGAAAAGATTTTCTTTCATTGGAAAGCTCTTCAGTCTTTCTGCGATAATCAGCATCTCTTGAGTAACCATTTCTCAACTCATCAAGGGTAACTTTTAATTCTTGACCTGCAACTTTTACCTTGTAGGTGGAATCTTGTTTCTCTTGAGTATCAATTTGTTCTTCTTCTTGAGATACATCTTCGGAAGTTTCTTCTTCGGTTTCATCTTGCGACTCTTCCTCTGTTTCTTCTTCCTTTATTTCCTGTTCCAAAGGTTGATCTTGTTCAGATTCCTCTTGTGTTGGTTCAGGAGAATTTTGTAATTTTGTTTCTTCTGTTGTTTCTTCTGGCTTTTTTACTTCGCCTTCCAGCAAACCTACAATAGATTTAGCTGCTTTATTCATATCAGTTTCAGCTCCCTTTAAAGGGTTGGCAAAATTGTCCGACATAGTTTCTCCTATTTTTGATTAAAGCTCCTTAAATAAGGTTGGCTTATCCCAAACTTTGGTGTTTAGAATTCTTTGTTTTTGTTATAAGAACTGCTTATATTTTATGTTGCCGCTTTAGCTCATTTGGTAGAGCAGCCGATTTGTAATCGGCAGGTGGTCAGTTCGAATCCGACAAGCGGCACCAAAAATTAAAACTTCTGGCTAGAAATTTGTTTTCTAAAATCTTCTAATTGTTTTGTGGCCAATTTTCCTGTTTCAAACATTTCTATAATGTGCTGTTCTACTTTTTCTATTACATTATAAGCTAACCAAAGCTTCTCTCTAGCTTCAGTTTCGGTAGCACCAGTTTTAAATAAACTGCTAGTATATATTTTTTTTAAATTATCTAAAGATTCTTTAAAAAGTGTATTGTCTAAAAGTTCTTTAGCCTTGTTGGATTGGCTTATCTCCTGTTGGAGCTTCGCTTGTTCGTTGCTGTTCATCTAACCCTTCAATTTGTTGTCCAAAATTTTCAGTTGCTTGTTGTGCTTGGTTGATAGATTTAGTTGCGTTATTTACTATTACCTTATTTAGCTCTGCTTCCATTCTCATTTTAGCAGAATCTATTTGAGCATTATATTTAAGTTCTAATTCTTTAATTCTAGTTTCAAAATCTAAAACTAATCTTGCATTGTCTGATTTTAACTCTTGTTCTTTTAAAGCAAGATCCGCTTGTTTTCTTTTGTTCTCACTATCAATTCTAGTGAACTCAATTTTCTCAATCGGTGTTAATGGTGGTGGTGGAGTAGGCTGAACACTTTGTTTTCCTATATCAGGATTAACAAAATAATTTTCAACATTTTTAAGTCCTGCGTTCTCAACCATTTTAGTCAAACTATTGTAAATGTTTTTCAATGTAACCATTGGATATTCTTTACCACCTTGCAATTGAAATGCTTGGAGTTGTTTTTCTAAAATACTATTTAAAATAATAAGCTGCTGATCTTTTGAACCTGATCCTAAACCAACTGTAATAGAAATATTATATCTGTTTCTCCATTCAGTAGGATTGACTGGAATAAATTGATTGTTTAATTGTACAATTCTTTCTTTGTCTTGGTACTTAACTGTTAATTCAAAAATTCGTTTAAATAAATCTTTCACACCTGTTTCTGCAAACACTCTAGCAATTAACTCCATACGCATTTGCGTTTGAGTCATCACACTGTTCACACCAGTTGCGGTTTTGTTTAAACTTTGTGCATCTAATCCTTGCGAATATCTAGTAACACCAGTTCTTGATTCTCTAACTGTGTCTAAGTATTCTAATAATGGGAAAGCTTGTTGGTTAATGGTTTGATTTTGCATCGGCATCATCACTTGAGAAGGTGGTTGTTTCGTTCTAACCACTCCACCAGGTCTGGAAGTAAGTAGGTCATCCAAATTAACCATACCATCCATGATAGCCACTCTATTATTGTTGGTTAAGTACATATTATCCAACAATTGACGCATAACAGTTGATTTTACCAACTGAACATCTTCCACTAACTCAGAAACACTTCTTCCATAAAACCTATGTGGCATAGGAATAGGGGTTAGCGAACAAAAAGGAATATGATCGCAAGTCATGTTTTCTAAAATCTCATTGGCACTGCCACCAGCTACAATTACTTTTCTAAGCTCTGCAACACCATCTCCATCCATGTCCACTTTGACATAGCACTCATAAATTTCTATTTCTTCGGTTGATTTATCTGGTGCATTATTTAATGGGCTTTCATCAATATCCGAATATCTAGTAAGTCGTTCATCATTTAACAACATACTGTTAGAAGTGGGAAGGTTTTCTACTACCTCCACATCATAACCCATCTCAACTAATTGGGATCTGGTTCTTAATATTCTATGTGCAACAAAATTTGCATCTTCAATTGTTTTAGCTGTTCGTTGTATTAAAAATTCTTCAGGTGGAACATTTTCTATTTTAACTTTGCCAAACCCAACAGTTCTTTTAATAATAATGTTGTGTAGCAAAGGAATAGGAACATCGGCAATCTGTTGGTCAGCAGGAATTTCTTGTCCTTGCTGTTGAGCCATCAGCATCATCTGTTCCATCTTTTCTTTAAGAAGCTCTATTTGTTCTTTAGCTGCCTCATCTTCAAAAGACTCTTCTTCAACAATCTCTACATCTTCATCATCAATTAATAATTGATATTCTTGTTCGCTTAAATTCTCATAAGTTTCTTGCTCAACTTTTTTAGAGTCATCCCAATAAACTTTTACTATCCCATTTTTTTCTAAGAGTGC